CCCCTATTAAGCACTATAGAGAGAGCATACTCACTACCTACTGTACCTAACCCACTCTCTTAGTCTAAGTACAGATGTACACACCCACTGCATTAGTAAGACAACACAAGCAACACAAGCAATACAAACAACACATCCTCTAGTGAACTTAATTGCACTACACATACCCTCTCTCATACCTAGTGCAATTATTCCCTCCTTCTTCTTACCCTACTGTACAGAAAAACTACAACACAAAAATGTCCGCCCAACCCTCTTCAAAAATCCTCTCCAGCAAAAAAAGCCCTCCTACACCCCCCCTCAGCACCCTCTCCTGCCCAGAATTTCACGCTCTACCTGTGAAATTGACTGCACTAGCAGTGATATTGATTGCAATCGGGGCATTAGAGAGCCCTAACATGCAATATGTGAGGCCCGAGACCTGCAAAGATATGTATGAGACCCGAAGAAAACGCCCAGTATTACGCAGAAGCAGATAAAGCAGGATAAGCTAACCTATTGATATCGTTCACAATCGCGTCAAACGACGATTTCGCATAATCTCTATTATGTTAAATGCCCAAACACCCTCAGTAATACTGCCCTCCCAGACTCACCACCTGAGCCCCTGACCCGATGACCCACATCCCTTCGTTGCCTCTAGTGACTCCCAAACCCGATTTGGGGGGAACACACAATACACCCAGAGGGTCCAGAGATCTTTTGCAATTAATGACAGAGGAGGACAGAGATCTTTTGCAATTATGTTCACCTGGGAGGGTAGATCTTTTGCAATTAATATCAGTTTGGGGGGAGTTCCCTTGCAATTAATGACAGTGGGGGGGTCGTTGCCTCTAGAAGGTATCGGTACTTGGATACGGGGACATGATTACAAATGATGCAATAACAGGGAATTCCGGTGTAATTAGTTGCACTACGGAAATGAATTTATCGAGTAGAGTGGTGATTTCAGGGGGAACAGTGAAATCGTATCCAGCTTATACGCCCGAGGAGTTGGTGAAACACTGCCGGTGGTGTATCCGGGAGTTGCCGTGTACTGACGCTGAGATCACAGTACATTGGTTTATGTACGGTAAGCACTGGGACAAAGCAGGTAAGCACTACCGGCAAGATGTGTTGTACCTGGAGTGGTGGAAGTGACATTAAGTGCAGGGGGTGGGCGACCTGTTGACAGGATAAAAAGAGCGTCACCTGTGCAATTAATGACAGGGGAAAGACAATTTTCAAAGGTTTAATTGCGTAATAAGTTTTATATAAGTTTGAGGCAATGTAAGTGTTTGATGAGAAAGGGATTATACTAGGGGTTATCGGGGTCTTATTGCAGTATTAAGATCCAGCAGTGCAATTATGTGCAGGGGGTAGGGAGTGGATAAGTTAGAAGAGATGTTGCAGGTAGTGGAACAGGTGGCTCAGAAGGCTACTGGGGACAGTCGAGTTGCCTGGGATCGAGCTATTTACAACTTCAAAGCAGGGACTGAGACCAAGGAGTTGGAGTACCTGCTACAGATGGCCCGGTACCCTGTAGCTATCGAAGAGTTCATGTTTGGGAAGGAGTACCTTGCTAGGCCCAAGAATGAGATCTATCCGGAGGTGCTGAAGACCCTGATTGAGATCAACAACCCCAAGGGGATGCGGCTGGTTAATCCTTTTGTGGAAGCCGTCTTTACTGGGGGGATTGGGTCAGCGAAGACGACCACGGCTCTTTATACCCTGGCGTATCAGGTGTACATCCTCTCCTGTTTTAAGAGCCCTCACGCCACGTTTGGGATGGACAGTACGTCTGAGATCCTTTTCGTCTTTCAGTCTCTGTCGGGGAACCTTGCTAAGTCAGTCGATTATGCGAGATTCAAGGAGATCGTTGAGCAGAGCATGTACTTCAATACGACGTATCCCTATCGGAAGGATATTCTCAGCGAGCTTCAGTTTCCGAACCGGGTGATCGTTAAGCCGATATCGTCTGATGGGGGTGCGATTGGGCAAAACGTGTTGGGGGGCTTGATTGACGAAGTGAACTTTATGCAGGTAGTGGAGAAGAGTAAGAGGTCGGTTGACCGGGGCACGTACAACCAAGCACTCAACATTTATAACGGCTTGGCAAGAAGAAGGAAGTCTCGGTTCCTGGCTCAGGGGGCCATGCCCGGTATGCTGTGCCTCGTTTCCTCTAAGCGGTATCCGGGAGAGTTTACGGATATGAAGATCGAGGAGGCTAGGAAGGACCCCAGCATCTTTATTTATGACAAGAGGGTGTGGGACATCAAGCCCCAGGGTACGTTTACGTCGGGGTGGTTCAGGATATTTGCGGGAGACCTTGCCCGCAAACCCAAGATTCTCTCCCCCACCGAGTATGTGCCACCGGAAGATGAGCCTTTGGTGCATGAGGTTCCGGAGGAGTACCGGAAGGATTTTGAGAACGACATCATTGGTGCGCTGAGAGATATTGCCGGCGTAAGCACCATTGCCAGACATCCGTTTGTGCTGGATGTCGATAGGGCAGCCCTTTGCTTTGGGACAGTGCCTAACATCTTTTCGTTAGAGGAGACGGATTTCGTTACGTCGATCCTCAAGGTGTATCCGAATCGAATTCAGGACCTCAAGTATCCGAGGTGGTGTCATGTGGACTTGGGGGTGACAAACGACAGTTGTGGGGTTGCTATCGGGTATTGTCCTGGGTTCAAGGTGATGAATCGGGAAGGGCATTCGGAGAGGATGCCGGTTATCAAGTACGATGGTCTTCTGCGAATCACGCCTCCGCAGAATGGCGAGATTCTTTTCTACAAGGTGAGGGAGATCATTTATCTGTTGAAGAAGAGGGGGATGCCGATAAAGTGGGTGTCCTTCGATACGTTTCAGTCCGTGGATTCGGTGCAGATGCTTAAGCAAAGGGGGTTCGTTGCCGGTAACTTGAGTATGGACAAGACCCCTGCTCCCTATGAGTTCACCAAGTCCGCTCTTTACGAAGGCAGGATTCTTGCCCCCGAACACCACAAGTGCAAAGAAGAGATTTTTTCTCTTGAACGGGATTTGAAGACGGGTAAAATTGACCATCCTCCCGCAGGATCGAAGGATGTGGCCGATGCGTTTGCCGGGGTCGTTTATGGACTGACGATGCGAAGAGAGACCTGGGGAATGCACGGAGTACCGATTGCCGTGTCAATTCAGAGTTACCTTCAGCATGTGGAAGAAACTAAAAGTGCCCCTAGCCATTCCTATGGCGGAATGCAGTTGAGCATCAAGTAGGGTGTGAGCCTCGCTGCCGAGGTTGGCGCAAGCCAGTATGGCAGACTCTCCCAGCAGACAGGTGGAGAGTTCATGAAAAACAGTCTGCAACCGGGGCACTGAGTCTCCCCTCCCCAGTCGAAAGACTCGGATCTCCGACCAGTGTGACCCGGCCCTTTTAAGGAGAAGCGATGACCAGATACCGAGTAGTAGGGTTGTTGCCGGATGGCAAGAAGAAGATTTGGAGAGAGTTTCCTACAGAACTGGAAGCCAAGAACTACATAGCCCTGCTATCCAGGGGATGTACTTCCTGTGCCAAGAAGTCGTATGGAATACTTAGTTACGAAGTCATTACGTCTTAATGGAGAGAACAATGGAAGAGTACCGGTGTTTGAACTGTGAGATGTTTCAATTGACTGATGACACTCTTAAGGATGTCGATCCGTATTTGCAAGAAGGGCTTTGTCGATTGAACCCCCCGGTTCTCATTAAGGAGAGATCCGACTTCGTTTTAGAGAAGTATCAGGGGGCATGGCCCACAGTGCGTGGCAGAGATTGGTGCGGGAGTTGCTGCCCTAAGTAGTCTCCCGCACAGTCCCTCTCAGATGAACTTGATTGCACTTTCAACGAAGTGCTTTCGATCAGCGTGTTCTTGCTGCTTGCCGATATTCCACTCATTGATTGGTCTGTGGTACCCCATGACCCTACTCCAGATTTCGCAGCGTGTTCTTTCGTTGTCGTCTAGGTCAGTCACCTTCGTCTTGGGAGATGGGGATAGGGAATTGGTCATAGGTGCGTCCTTCGATAATAACTTTGTTGAGGAGATCTCTGGCGATAAACCACTGTGTCACCTGTCCTGTGCGTAACAGATAACAGATCTTTTCAATGGCTCGCTGAGTTTCAGGCGAAGTCATGTGTCCATTGTACTACTACCTAAGGACTACTAATGGTTGACAATATCCTGATCTTTTGTAGGGGTGGAAGGGGAGACGTATTTGACTGCGAGCCTCCTGTAAGGTTTCTAGTCAAAGAGGTGTTCAAGGAATCGGAGAAGATTGCGATAACCACCGAGATGATCGAGCCTTTCGAGCATCTACAGAGTGAGCAAGTGTCTCTCTATTTGAACTCCTACACCAAGGATAAACTTCAGGACTTCGTTGGCTACAATGTCCTTTGCTCTTTCGAGCACGATAAGCGTCCAGTTCATGGGCTCAATCAACCGCTGATGCACGGAGTCGATTTTGCTTCTCTTCACCTTCTAGGCTATCTGCTTCCCGAGAAGAAACGCAAGATAAAACTGCTTGCTGCTTCAGAAGAAGAACGAGAGGCAGTGACCGAATATTTTGCCAAGCTAGGTCTTGATCCGTGCGAGACGTTGCTTCTGCACCCTGGCAATACCTGGGAGACCCGCACAGTTCCTGTTGAATGGTGGGAAGAGTTCATCAAGCACTATCCGTATCCCGTTTGTGTTTACGGCAGCAACGGTAAACGAGTGGCTGGAGATGATTATGTCATCAACGGCATGTTGCCTCTCTCAAATGTGCCTTCACTGGTAGACAAACTAACGATCCGGGGAGCAATGGTAGCTACGGAACTTTGCTGGGGAGTGATGACGAACGATAGCTTCCCGGTGCATATTGCTGCCGGCTACAACAATTATCTGTTCACGTTTGCCCTCACCAAACACTGGGATACGCTCAAGCCGTATGGACACAAGAAGTCCTACAACTTTGGCAAAGAGGTCTTCGATCCTACGTGGTATACCGCAGTAAACCATACGTTTACGTTCGACAAGTTTCCCAATGGCGTGACCAGCATAATGCCGTTCTTGCTGGACCCGAAAGTTGCAGCGGATGCCGTTGCCAAGAAATTTGAGGACCTGTGATGTTCGAAACCAGCAAAGCTACGCTCAGACGACTTCACGATACTCGATTTGCAACGAGGTACTTTGTCGGTTCTGGGCTCGATATTGGTTCAGGTAATGATCCACTTTCGCAGTACCAAGAATTCTATCCGTTAGCTGGAGCAATTTATTCTTGGGACATGCCTCAGGGTGATGCCCAATACGTAGAGTCTGTTCCCGATGAGACGTTTGATTTTGTGCATTCGTCCCACTGCCTGGAGCACATGCAATCCCCTTACACTGCCTTAAAAAACTGGCTACGCATTCTAAAGCCGGGTGGTCACCTCGTTTGCGTTGTTCCCGATGAAGACCTGTATGAGCAAGGCTTTTGGCCGAGTCGATTCAATCCCGACCACAAGCACACCCTCACGATGTACAAGACTCAATCCTGGAGTCCGGTCAGCAAGAACCTTCTTTCACTTCTGACTGAGCTAGACTGTGAGGTGCTGAAGGTCGAGTTGCTTGATGCCTCGCACCGGTTCACGATAGTTCAGAAGGACCAGACGCTTTCCCCCGCAGCCGAATGTGCAATTGAGTTCATTCTGAGGAAGCCAAACCCAGGAGTCCCCCATGAGGGTTCTTGATTTTCTGCCGATTGCCAGAGCAGTTGCCTCTTTGAGCAAGGACCCCCGCACCAAGGTGGGGGCCGTTATCCTGGGACCAGCTTTTGAGATTCGGTCAACGGGGTGGAACGGTTTCCCCCGGCATGTCGGCGACTTTCAAGAACGGTGGAACATCCGGGAGGTCAAGTATCAGTATGTATGCCACGCCGAAGCCAATGCCATTACCAATGCGGCCCGAATGGGTACCCCCCTGGACAATTGCATCCTGCTTGTTACTGGGCTGTTCCCCTGTCAGGAGTGCGCCAAGCTTATCATTCAGTCTGGGATTGCCTCTGTCTTCGTTCCCGATCAGGACATAGACCCGGCTTGGGAAGACTCTTTCCAGCTTTCCCGAGAGATGTTCCGGGAAGCCGGGGTAGCCCTGCACTTCTACGATCCCGATTTTGACCCCCAAAAAATAGTTGACAACCAACCAACCCTCTTCTAGTATGGGCTTGTCGGATCAGGGAGCATGGAAGCTAGGGGTTTCCTTCCGGACGGCTCTTAGTGGATTCTCCCTGGTTCGATAACTCCCCCTGACAGAAACCTACGAAGCCTGTCAGACATCCCGAGGTAGGGGGCACCTCCGGAGTGAAACGCCCCATCTATTAAGGAGTGACGCATGACCAAGTTCCTAACTCCCGCTGACCCCCACGCCTTTGACGATTACCCTCTGGCTGCGGTCCCGCCGCCCGAGTACGGGTTCAGTGACACCCCCTGTCCGACTTGTAAGGGACACGGTGGTTGGAACCTGGAGGTCAATGCGTACCCCCTGCATAACTATCCGGATACTCCGGAGAACCGACACCTCTACTCGCATTTCCGTTCCAGTTGCGGATCGTGCTGGGGGTGGGGTTACCTCGCCAAGGGTCAGACCTGTGCCCATGAGTGGACCCGTAGCCGCAGTATCGGCAACTGCCTGAGTGTGTGGACTTGTGGCAAGTGCGGTGCAGAGCGGGAGGTGGATTCCAGTGACTAAGACGGTTTGCCTTCCGATCCGGGTCCCTTCCCATCCGTTTTGTTGGGAGTACGTTTCTCCTATTGTTGATGGTCGGGGAGAAATCTGTGAGTACTTCGATAACGAAGGTGGGCACCCTACGTGTCAGTTGAAACTTGGCAGTCTTTGGGATAATCGAACGAAAGACGGTATCCGTAAGCCTAAGGAATGTCTTGCTTTGGTAGAAATCCGATGAGTGAAGATTCTGAAGAGACTCTAAGCGAGGCATTGCACGCAATAGCGCAGGACATCAAGGAGCGTGATGTAAAAATTCTACAGCAGCAAGACAGTATTGCGTCACTAGCATTTGATCTAGGTTCCCGTACACGGATAGGTCTTGAACAGCAAGCTGAGATAGAGCGTCTGCGTAATGAACTAGCCATTGAAAAGGGCTGGGTACAACAATACCGTGATTCGTATGGCAAGTATGCGGCTGACATTGCCAAGCAACAGATTGAAATAGAGAAATTACGTGAGAGTAGAGACCGCATGGCTGAGAACGGCGCAGCCTTTGCCGAGGCTCTGTTGGAGAAGAACGCCGAGATCGAGAGGATGAAATATCAGCTAGGCATTGTGAGAAAGTCCAGAGATCATTGGCTTAAAAAGTACACATCATTAAAAAATGTTGTATTGAAAGAGTTAGACGTTTCCGACGCACCGGAAGAAAACAATGGATGACGACACAATCTATTGGCCTTACACCAAGACTCCAGATCAGATGCTTGAAGAGAAGGATGCTGAGATTAAGCGGCTACGCACTCTAGTCGAAGCAAAAGACTTGTTACTTAGCGAATGGTTAGGAGAAGAGAAAGCACAATTAGAAATCGAGCGGCTGCGGGCTGACTTGAAGCATTATGAAATTCTTCAGGCACTAGCGAATGAGAAAGATGCCGAGATCGAGAGGCTGAGGGCTGATAGGGATTCTTGGGCAGATCAAGCCGATGCACGGGTGAAAGATTGTGTGGAATATATCTCTGAGATTGAGAGACTGCGTAAGGATTTTACGGATCTGCTCCGAGTAGCGGCGAACGATGCGACTGCATTCCAAGCAGAGATCGAGCGGTTACGTGCAGAAGTAGAACCGCTTCGTATTGCGCTAGGACTGCTGACAACGATTAAGCCAACGATGGAAATAGACATTACTGATCCGGTAGGCATGGCACAGCAGATTGCGGCGCATGTTGCAGAAGAGATAGAAAGGCTAGACGGGGTATTGTTGGAGTACTCAGATGTTTTGCGGCTTCTCAGAGAAGGCAAACCAATACCGGTTTCTTATCTAGAGGAGCGTCTTAAAAGGGTATTGAGACATGATAAAAGTACCCAAGCGGTGTAAGGGATGCCCTGTCCACAATAAGGCGGGACATCCTGAAGGGTCTCAGTACGCAAAGAGCAAGTACCAGAGTTGGTGCTGCCATTACAGCACCGCTGCAAATAAAGCGGTGTCTATCTGCATCCAACAGAAATATCGTGAGACCCTGGAGAACAAATGAATCGGGATGAAGTTTTGCAGGCTGCAATTAACATCATTACCAAAGACCGGAACAACCAGTATGGGGACCCGGAGGATTCGTTTCAGGTGATTGCTGATCTTTGGTCGGCTTGGATGGGAGTGCCGTTTACTGTGCTTGATGTGGCCGCATTTCTCATTCTGATGAAGCTTGCCCGCATTCACCACAATGCAGGGCATTTGGATAGTTGGATTGATATTGCTGGGTATGCCGGATGTGCCGGTGAAATTGCTACCAAGGAGTGACTATGTTTTTGTCTGAAGCGCAGTTGGACTTGCTGGATAGAGCAAGGGAAAAGCCTCTTGATATTCTGGAGGTGCATGTTGGCACTGCCAGTGCTCTGACATCAAGAGGGTTGGCGAAGATCGACTATTCGACCAAGGTTGGGGAGACTTCCATGTTTCACCTTACTCCTCACGGCAGTTCCATTGCCGGGGACATTACCTTGTTCCGAAGATTACCGAATTACCACGATGTACTTATCAAGAGTAGCCGTACCAAAAAGATTCTTCGGAAGAGGAGAGGATTGTGAGTGAGAAATCTGAATTCATTAAGCAGTCAGCAGAGAAACTAGAGGACCTTTTTCTGGATTCCTTGAATAGGGAAGAGACCGCAGAACTGATGTTTGAG